ACTTCGTAGTAAGGGAGACGATACTCCAATCAGTCCCGGAGAGTGGCGGGACATGGACGTACCTAGTGGGAACATGCGTGACAACATCATGCCGCTTCCTTACAAGGAACCCAGCCAAGTCCTCGCTGCGCTGCTGAACCAGATCATCGAAGAAGGCCGCAAGTTTGCAGGTGCGGTGGAGCTTCAGACCTCCGACATGTCTGCACAGGCACCGGTAGGCACGACGCTGGCCATCCTTGAGCGGCAACTCAAGACGATGTCGGCTGTTCAGGCACGCATCCACTATGCGATGCGCCAAGAGTTCAAGCTCTTGAAGAACATCATCCGCGACTACACCCCGCCTGAGTATGCGTACGAGCCGGAAGAAGGTAGCCGCGCGATCAAGCAAAGCGACTACGACCAAGTCGATGTGATCCCGGTGAGCGACCCCAATGCAGCCACGATGGCTCAGAAGGTTGTTCAGTATCAGGCGGCTCTCCAGTTGGCTCAGACCGCTCCGCAGCTTTATGACCTGCCCCTGCTGCACCGGCAGATGCTCGATGTGCTGGGCATCAAGAACTACCAGAAGCTCGTGCCGATGGAAGACGACATGAAGCCGCGTGATCCTGTCACGGAGAACCAGAACCTGCTGCGCAACAAGCCGGTCAAGGCGTTCCTGTTCCAAGATCACAAGGCCCACATTGCGGTGCACATGGCAGCAGCCAAAGACCCGCACATCATGAAGCTGATCGGCCAGAACCCCCAGATGGCGCAGTCTGTCTCGGCTGCGCTGTCTGCACACGTGGCAGAACATCTGGGCATGGAGTACCGCAAGCAGATGGAGCAGATGATGGGCCAGATGCTGCCCGCCTACGAGGACGACATGGACGAGAAGATGATGTCGCCCGAGATGGAGGTGCGTGTCTCGCAGATGGCGGCTCAAGCAGCGCAGCAGTTGCTGGGCATGCACCAGCAAGAAGATCAGCAGCAGAAGAATACACAGATGCAGCAGGACCCGCTGATCCAGATGCAGCAGCAAGAGCTTGCCCTGAAGGCGCAAGACCTCCAGCGTAAAGCGGCCAAAGACATGACCGATGCTCAGCTTAAGCAGGAGCAGATCAACGTCGAGAAGGAACGCATCGAGATGCAGATGCAGGCCGAGGGTGCCAAGCTCATGGCCAAGACTGTGGCTGACCGCAACCACACCGAGGCTACGCAACAGTCAGAAGGGTTCCGCATCATGGCGGAGGTCGATAAGCAACGCCGACAGCTTGAAGTTCAGCGAGAACTCGCTAACCGACAGGCACAAAACAAACCGCCGAAGAAGGGTGAGTGATGTACGAAATCTTGAAGGCCACGTCGCTGGTCATCAACAACATTGACGAGAAAGTCAAACAACTCGAAGAACACTTGGGCGCGAAAGGGGCCAAGTCGTACGAAGAGTATTGCGAGATGTGTGGGGAAATTAAAGGTCTGCTCATCTCTCGCAAATTTTTAACAGACCTTACAAAAAACTTGGAGAGATCGGATGAGTGAACTTGATCTGAGCAAAGCAGTGGACTTGTCTGCTGTGTTGCACAAGAACGAACAGGAGAAAGCAAAACAACTTCCAAAGCCTAGCGGCTACAAAATTTTGTGCGCAATCCCCGAAGCGGAGAAATCGTTTGAGGAGAGCGAAGTCGGTCTTATCAAGGCTGACGAGACCATGCGAAACGAGGAAGTGTTGACCACGGTGCTGTTCGTGGTCGATATGGGTCCTGACTGTTACATGGACAAAGCCAAGTTCCCTACCGGGCCTTGGTGCAAAAAAGGTGACTTTGTGCTGGTGCGCCCCAACAGTGGCACCCGCCTTGTTATCCACGGTAGAGAGTTCCGCATCATCAACGATGACACTGTCGAAGGTGTTGTTGACGATCCTCGCGGCATTAAACGCAAATAAGGAGCGACACGATGGCAAAAGACGACGACGATTTCAAGTTCCCAGACGAGATCGATGCATCTAAGGACAAGCCTGAAGATGACATTGATGTCTCAATTGAGGGGGATGACGACGAGGTAAAGATCGAGATCAAGGATGACACTCCTGTCGAAGACCGCGCCGTTGCTCCTCTGTCTGAGGAAGTCAAACAGGAGTTGGAGAAAGTCGATGAGTCAAAAGACTACTCCCACAACGTAAAAGTTAAATTTAAGCAGTACAAAAAGGCTTGGCACGATGAGCGCCGGGCCAAGGAGGCTGCTTACCGAGAGCAACAAGAGGCTCTTCAGATCGCTCAGAACATTCTTGAGGAGAACAAGAAACTCAAGAATATGCTGCACAGCGGCGAGAAAGAACTCATCTCTACCTATCAGACTTCGGCTGAAATGGAGATGGAGCAGGCCAAGCGCAACTTCAAAGAGGCATATGACTCTGGGGAGGCGGATAAGCTGCTTGAAGCTCAGCAGGAGATGATGAAAGCTCAGTTGAAGCTTGATAAGACTAAAAATTTCAAGCCCACTGTACAGATTGAAGAAAATGAGGTACAAACTGCGCAAAAGCCGCCTGCACAGCAGCAGATGGACCCGAAAGTGGCATCTTGGGTGTCAAAGAACGAATGGTTTGTAGACCCCAATAAGCGCGGAATGCGCCGATTTGCCGAAGGTGTTCACGAAGATCTGGCAGAACGCTACGGAAAAGCCTTCATTGGCACCAACGAATACTTCGACAGTATCGACAAAGAAGTTCGCAAGCGATTCCCCGAGGAGTTTGCAAGCGGACAAAACGATGAGGATGAACCTCCTCAGCGTACGAAACCGAGCACGGTGGTGGCACCCGCGAAGAGAAGTACGGCCCCTAAGAAAGTCGTCCTTTCCAAGACGCAGGTTGGCTTGGCAAAGAAATTTGGACTCACCCCCGAGCAGTACGCTCGTGAACTTATGAAATTGGAGGCCTAAATGGCTGAGAACAGATTGAAACGCGAAATGGAAGTACGGTCTACTCAAGAGCGTCCCAAGCAGTGGATGCCCGCAGAGTTGTTGCCCGAACCCGATAAGGAACCCGGTTTCGCGTACCGCTGGATTCGTGTTGCTACTTTGAATCAGAACGACCCTCGTAACCTCTCGGGCAAACTGCGCGAAGGTTGGGAACCGGTCCCTGTCGAAGAGCAGCCTCAATTCAAACTGTTAGTCGATCCCAACAGCCGGTTCGCTGGCAACATTGAGATCGGCGGGCTGTTGCTCTGCAAGACTCCGAGCGAGTTTGTTGCCCAGCGTAATTCGCATGTGCAGCAAAGAACTGAAGCTCAGACGAATGCAGTGGATAACAACCTGATGCGCCAGAGTGACCCCCGGATGCCGCTCTTCAATGAGCGTAAGTCCGCGACGAGCTTTGGCAAAGGTTCTTAATCTTTTTGGAGCTTTAACATGGCTTATCCCACTGTCTCGGCCCCCTACGGCCTACAGCCGATCAATTTGATCGGCGGTCAGGTGTACGCCGGTTCGACTCGTCTGCTTCCGATTACCACCAGCGCCGTCAACTACAACACCGCAATTTTTTACGGTGATGTTGTCAAGCAAGTGAACACCGGAACCATCGAAGTTGAAACGGGCACCACGACTGTTTCTGCGCAAGGTGTTGTTGGCATCTTTATGGGATGCACCTTCACCAACCCCGGCACCAAGCAAAAGGTGTTTCAACAGTTCTGGCCCGGTTACGCTTCTGGCGTGACCGATGCTCAGGCATATGTTGTGGACGACCCGGATGTGCTGTTCAAAGTCGCTGCTGTGTCCTCGGGCACTACCATCGCCTTCTACGGCCAAACGGTTGTTGGCACCAACGCCGCTCTGGTTCAAAACTCCGGTTCTACCACCACCGGCAACTCGGCGATTGCGATTCTGGGTAGCTCGTTTGCTGCCACTGCTTCGCTGCCGATCCGCGTTGTGGATGTTGTGATTGACACGGAAAACTCGTCGGGTAACTTCTGCGAGTTCATCTGCAAGTTCAACGCTCCGTACGTGGTTTCGGCTTCTACCACCACCGCTGCTGGTAGCCCGCTTGTGTACACCACCACCACCACTAGTACCATGACCGGCGGTCATATGTACCTCAACCCGACTGGCGTCTAAGGAGCATAAATCATGGCTATTTCACGCGCACAACTGCTGAAAGAGTTGCTCCCCGGCCTGAACGCTCTGTTCGGCCTTTCCTATGCAACGTATCAGGAAGAGCACAAACAAATCTACGAAACCGAGACCTCGGAGCGTAGCTTTGAAGAGGAAACCAAGCTGTCTGGCTTCTCCGCCGCTCCGGTGAAGAACGAAGGCAATGCCATTGCTTATGACAATGCGCAGGAAGCTTGGACCGCTCGTTACAACCACGAAACCATTGCTCAAGGTTTCTCGCTGACCGAAGAGGCCATCGAAGACAACCTGTATGACAGCCTCGCCGCTCGTTATACCAAGGCTCTGGCCCGCTCGATGGCGTACACCAAGCAGGTTAAAGCTGCTGCGGTTCTGAACAACGGCTTCTCCGCCACCTACCCCGGTGGTGATGGCGTGGCTCTGTTCTCCGCTTCGCACCCGCTGGTCTCTGGTGGCACCAACAGCAACATTCCGTCTACCCCTGCCGACCTGAACGAGACTTCTCTGGAAGCCGCCGTTATTCAGATCAGCCTGTGGACTGACGAACGTGGCCTGCTGATCGCTGCCAAGCCCAAGAAGCTGATCGTTCCCCCGGCACTGCAATTCGTTGCAACCCGCCTGCTGGAGACCGAACTGCGCGTGGGCACCAACGACAACGACATCAACGCTATCAAGAACAACGGTTCTGTCTCTGAGGGTTACACCATTAACCACTTCTTGACCGACAGCAACGCTTGGTTCCTGACCACGGATGTCCCCAACGGCATGAAGCACTTTATCCGTGTGCCGTTGAGCCAGTCGATGGACGGCGACTTTGATACGGGCAACGTCCGTTATAAGTCTCGTGAGCGTTACTCGTTCGGCTGGTCTGACCCGCTGGGCATGTTCGGCTCCGCTGGAGCCTAATTGAGAAGGGGGCCTTGTGCCCCCTTTTCTTTTGCTGTATATTGAACGCAACCGGATTTCCGGTTAGTCAGACTGATCCGGCAGATGCGTACACAACTGACTAGCTGATCTTTGTACGAAGGACAATTTAAATGGCAGTCTCTACTACCCAATCAATTTGGCGTTCTGGCGGCGGCGACCAGACTCGTACCGCGTATTGCGGCACCGGTTTGATGACCGCTCAATGGTACGTCGGCGACGTCGCCACCCAGACTGGCAACGTTTTGAATGAAGCCAGCGGCCAAGCCGTTATCCTCCCTGCTGGTGCAGTGATCATTGAGATCGGCACCACCGTTGCCTCTTCAAGCAGCGGCACTCTTGATCTTGGTTTTACCCTGTACACCACCGGCACCGCAAGCCCGACGGCACTGGCCAACGAGCAACCGACTAGCCGTAC